GGAATGGAGCAACTCAGTGGTCGGCGTTAATAGATTTCACGAGTTTTGCTGGAAAAACAGACGCTGACAGGTTCCCTTGGCTTGAGCCGGCTAGCGGTCAAAGTTTTCTTGATAATGCAAATAAGCTGACGAATGCGCTTCGCTACAATAACGCAAATGGAGTGGCGATTAGCCAGAGCGGCGCGGTTTATTATGCAAATGCGGGCGGCTTTTCTTTTATAAGAGGGGTGCAGCTTAGCGGCAGACTGTCTCCAGACGGATCGAATAGCCGATTTAATCTAAGCCAATGTATTGTAAATACCGGTAGCTTTACTGTTGCTCTTGGGCAAAGTTTTGGTGGACTAGGGATGACTAATTGCCTAGTTTATTCAAATTTTTCATCCACATTTTTTATGTGGGCGAGAGCGCAGAATTATGTACTAGACAGTTGTACTTTCTACAATACCGGTAGTGCTGCAAGGTTTGCCGCTACTTCGTCCAATAATGTAACAGTAAAGAACTGCACAATTTTTGGCTTCACGCTTGATGCTGGAGATGCGGGCGCTTTTAACGCCGCTGCCAGCACTTACAACATCACAGATTTATCGGCTTTTAGTTGGTCGGCTACCGGCAACATCGTCTCCAAAACAGCTGCCAATCAGTTCACTTCTTTGACTGGCGGATCTGAAGATTTCCGTATCAAAGCCGGTGCAGACGTAATAAACGCAGGCACACGTGACCAGACGAACACCAACGACCTTGACATCATTGGGAGCGCACGCCATCAAACCACCCCGACCATCGGCGCGTGGGAATTTCCGTTCATCACCTACACCTACGCTCGCCCCACCAGCGACATCACCACCCAGTGGTCGACTTCATCCGGCAGCACGCACTACACCCTGATCGATGAGACGGTAGCCGACGACAACGACTACATCGTCGCCACCGCTGCGGGCCAGACCGACGAAGTGAAGCTGGCGTCAATGACGCCTCCGCAGGTCGGCACAAACCTTGTTATCAACTACAAGGTGACAGGGGTCGACGGCGGCGCAACGGTCACGGTGTCGCTACGACAAGGGTCTGCCGGCACGCTCATCAAGGCCGACACGACTCGCAACGCCAACGGCACCTACGCTCTGGCCGTCGCCCCTGGCGATTGGGCTGCTGTGACGGACTGGTCTGACCTGCGGCTGCGGTTTGTGAGCGCCTAACCATGCCGTACGTCGTCCGCGTCACCTGGGCAGAGGGTCAGTATCAAGGTACGTCGCCCACGACCATTTCTGCCAACGTCGGCAACGCGGTAGCCAACGGTGGTGGCCAGGCGGCGATTGCAACGTCGATTGTGTTTGGCGTTGGCGATGCGGCTGCTGCAGGTAGTGCGTTCTCGTTGCCCGTCGACTTGCCGACGCAGGTTGGCAATGCAGATGCCGGCGGCAGTGCGGTTGCGATTAACGAAGCAATCTCTGCTGGCGCGGGCAATGCTGTAGCGGCAGGTGCGGCGACATCCATCAACGAATCCGTGGCGCTGCTGGTTGGCAACGCAACCGCTGCAGGTAGCACTTTTGCAATCGGCGAGAGCGTCACCCTGCCGATGCTGGTTGGCAATGCGGTGGCCGAGGGTAGCACCGGGTCTGTGTACCTTTACTCGGTGCAAGTTACGTGGGCAGAGCTCGAGTACCAGCCGCTGATCGACAACGTAACGATCGAGTGCAACGTCGGCAATGCCAACTCTGGCGGGCCGATCGGTGCCACGGTCATTGTCGATTCCGCCATTCAAATGGGAACGGCAAACGCTGTGGCTGCAGGCCTGCCGTTCGGATACTCCTCAAACACTCAGGTGGCCACGTTCATCGCCAACGCGGTGGCCGCTGGCAAGCGCGCAAGTGGCTTTGCCTGGAGCGTTCAAACGACTCCGGGCGAGGTCTGGACGCCGGTCCTGATCGAATCTTAAAGGGGCAGACATGCCAGATACGACAACTGCCAACCTTGCGCTGACTAAGCCTGAGGTTGGCGCATCCTCAGACACCTGGGGCACCAAGCTCAATACGGACCTTGACCTGGTCGATGCAGTGTTCGCTGCTGCAGGCTCAGGTACATCCGTCGGCTTGAACGTCGGGGCAGGCAAGACGTTGAGTGTGGCCGGGACTCTTGCTGTGACGGGTTCGCTCACGGTGGGCGGTTCCGCCATTGCGACGTATGTAAATAACCTGATCACGACTGCCTTGCCGATCGGAGCCATCATTCTTTGGTCTGGTTCGGTTGCGTCGATTCCTGCCGGATGGGCCTTGTGCAACGGCGCGAGCTCAACGCCAGACCTGCGTGACCGGTTTGTGGTGGGCGCTGGAAGTTCGTACGCAGTTGGGAACACGGGCGGCAGCGCCAATGCCACGCTTGTTTCCCACTCGCACACAGTCAGCGCTTCTGGAACAACTGGGTCTGCCGGCTCGCACTCCCACTCAGTCAACGACCCAACACACACGCACGGAAACGTCATTTCAGCAAGCGGTGGAACTTTCGTTGATTTAGTCGACTTTGACCCGCCTGGAGGATCTGCAATTACTTACCCAGGCACAACAAACGCAGCGGCCACCGGCATAAGCATCAACGCTGCTGGCGATCACACCCACAGCGTTTCTGTGTCTGGCAGTACGTCGTCTGATGGCTCATCTGCCGCCAACGCAAACCTGCCGCCCTACTACGCGCTCGCCTACATCATGAGGACGGCCTGACATGGACTGGCGAGACGCTTTCAACGTGGCGATCCTTGTCGCTGGCACGGTCGGCGGATGGGCACTGCGAACGATCTGGGACGCAGTCTCAAGCCTGCGCGACACGGTCACCGAGCTTGAGCGAAGCCTTCCCGAAACCTACGCCAGGCGCGATGACATGAAGGACTTGATGCAAACCGTCGTCGCAAGGTTCGACCGGCTCGAAGAGAAGGTCGATCGGCTAGCGGTGCGCTGACATGGCCTACATTCCGCTCAAGATCCCGCCAGGCGTCTATCGCAACGGCACCGAGTACCAGGCATCAGGGCGGTGGCACGATGCCAACTTGGTCAGGTGGTTTGAAGGAGTGATGCGCCCCGTGGGCGGCTGGCGAAAGCGGATCACGTCAGCGGTCACTGGCAAGGCTCGCGGCCTGCTGACCTGGTCGGCGAACAACGCAATTAAGTACGCAGCGATCGGTACGCACTCCAAGCTCTACGTCAGCGAGGGCGGCCTAAGCCTGTCTGATGTAACTCCTTCCGGCTACTCGGTCGGCAGGCCCGATGCGGTGGCTGCACTTGGCTATGGGGCACAGGCCTTTGGTGCCAGCCAGTACGGTGTGCCACGCCCTCAGAACGCTACCAGCGGCGTCCTGGACGTCACGACTTGGTCTTTGGACACTTGGGGCGAGAACCTGCTGGCCTGCGCCTCTACGGACGGCAAGATTTACGAGTGGGTGCCTGGCTCTGCAGGCCTGGCCTTGCAGGTGACCAATGCGCCGATCCTTAACCGCGCAATGATTGTCACTGCTGAGCGCTTTGTATTCGCGCTCGGTGCTGGCGGCAACGTGCGCAGGGTTGCGTGGTCTGACCAAGAGAACAACACGGTCTGGACGGATCTGCCGACAAACCAGGCGGGATCGTTTGATCTGCAGACTGCTGGGACGATCATTGCCGGTCGGCGCGTGCGCAGTGGCACTCTCATCTGGACCGACTCTGACGTACACCTGGCGGTCTACAGTGGCCCGCCATTCATTTACGGGTTTGAGCGTGTCGGCTCGGGCTGCGGTTTGATAGGTGCGAATGCTGTGGCCGCTGCAGAGACGTTCGCGGTATGGATGAGCAAGTCAGGGTTCTGGATCTTCGATGGCTACAGCAAGCCTCTCGCATCCGAGATTAGCGACTACGTGTACCGCGACTTGAACGTTGCACAGTGCTCGAAGATCGCCGCAATGCATAACGCAAAGTTCGGCGAGGTCTGGTGGTTTTATCCCAGCGGCTCTAGCACTGAGTGCGACCGCTACGTGGTCTGGAATTACCGAGAGAACCATTGGACCGTCGGCGCATTGGGCCGCACGATCGGCTCTGACATCGGCGTGTTCGACAACCCCATCGCAATCGATGGCTCAGGCTTTATCTACGACCATGAGATTGGTTGGCTCTACGACTCGGCTACTCCGTTTGCTGAGACGGGCCCGCTTGAGATCGGCAATGGCGACCAAGTGATGGTCGTGCGATCCATGGTGCCAGACGAGCGCACGCAGGGCGACGTCAGCGCGAAGTTCAAGCTGAAGTTTTATCCCAACGCGGCAGAGACGACGTTCGGTCCCTACGCGATGGCCGCGCCTACCGACTTGCGGTTCACCGGCAGGCAGGTGCGCATGCGCGTGGAGGCAGTGCGCAATGCTGACTGGCGCGTTGGCACGATGCGGCTCGAGGCAGTCGCGGGGGGTGGTCGATGAAGCTGCCGAATCCTCCAACAGGGTACGACCGTCGCGACCAGGCAGAGACCCGAGTGCTGATGGAGCGGGCCGACTACTTGAACCACAAGCGCAACCAGGACGTTGAGATCGGTGCAGCGCGGCTTGTCCTGACATCAGCAAACGGCACTCGATTCAGCGTGGTGGTCAGCAACGCGGGCGTGTTGTCCGCCACGGCAATTTAAGGAGTACGCAATGAGTTTCATGCAGACGCTATTCGGTGGTTCGACGCAGAAGTCGGGACTCGACAGGGACTTCAAGAACCTCTTCACGGGCAACGTAGGGTCCGTCCAAAACGACGCAGCGAACCTGCAGGCTCGCCAGTTCGCCGGGTTCACACCAGACTGGTTGCAGGGCGCGCAGATGACGCGCAACACCGCACAGAACGGCCCAGGGTTCGGGTCAGTAAACACTGCGGCTGGTGCTCTGTCTAACTCGCTGGGCTATAACCCGCAGCAGGTTAACGCTGGCCCTGGCGTCGGTGCGCAGTCGTTTCTGAATGCGAACGTCAATGCGTACATGAGCCCGTATCTGGACCAGGTGGCCAATCGGTTCATGCAAGGCAATGAGCGCGCACGGCAGATGGCGCAGGTCAATGACGCAGCCAAGATGACTGCTGCAAGTGCGTTTAGCAACAGCCGGCGCGGTATCGTGGACTCGCAGACCAATGAAGCCTATGACCGCAACTCGCTGGACAGTCTGGCCAATATCTACAACCAGGGATTCGGCCAGGCCACCAACTTGATCCAGGGCGATCAGAACCGTGCGCTGACCGCCGACCAGTTCAATGCTGAGCAAGCCATGCGGGCGCAGATGGCGAACCAAAACGCAGGACTGCAGGGCCAGCAGTTGACCCAAGGCGCTGCAGTGAACCTTGCCAATGTCGGCGGTGCGCAGCAGACGATGGGCTACCAGGCTGGCCAGGCGATGCAGGGCATCGGCACTGAGCAGCAGCAACTCAGCCAGGCCCAGATGGACGCGATCCGCAATCTGCCGATGGAGCGTCAGCAGATGATCCAGGCCGCGCTGGGGCTGAACGTGGGTGGTGGCAGCGGGATGACGTCCACCTCGAAGAGTTCGACGGGCATTGTCCCGGCTACGGGCAGTTTCCTTAGCGGTCTCGGTAGAGTTTTGTAAGGAATCATTATGCCGATGTCATTTGGTGAACGAGTAGCCAACCTGTTTGGAATCGAACGGCAGGTTGATCCTCAGGAAATGCTTGGGCGGTTCCTCCCACCGTCCTCTATCGAGATGATTCCAGAGGCCGACAGGCCGGCACTGGCCTCCCTTGCAAGGCGCAGTGCTCTGTCTGCTTACCCTGCTGGCGAGAACCCGATGAACGCGGCGCAGAAGACCTTGGTCGACATGATCAAGGTTGGGCGCGCTGAGTCGGATAGGAAGAGGGCGCTTGAGATTGCAAGCAGGGGTGGTAATCAACCGATTCAGCAATCTGTCCTTGCCGCGCCTGGCAATGAATCTGGCGCACCTGACTTCAGAACAGCCGCGTCGCGCCTCGAGCAAGCGCAGCAAAATCCAATGCGCGATAGGTTAATTAGCCAATTCAATGAATTTCAAAGTGCTGGCTTGTTTGACTACGCTGACAGGATTTCTGAGCAGATCAAGCGACTCGATCAGAAGTGGTCAGACGGTCAAGTCTTTCTGAGAAACGGTAAGCCCGTCTTAGTTCGACAAGGTGAATTTGGAGGTACACAAGAGCTACCGTACCAAGCCCCACCTAAAGTTCGAGAGGTCAATAACGGGTCAAGGATGACACTGGTCAACGAACTTGACCCAACAATGCCGACGCTCAGAGAGTTCGACAACATACAGGTGCCTTCGGAACTGGTTACCGCCAGCGTACTTGCCGGCGTGCCGCCAACAGTTGATCCAAGCAAACTGACACCCCAGCAGCGTCTTCTTCTACGAACTACCGTCGAGGGAGTAAAACGCGCTGGCGCAGCCAACACAAGCGTTATTCAAAATGCCGAGAAGAGTCTATTCAGTGGCTTGGCGACTGGTATTTCAGAAAGACTCACGGCTGACCATGCTGGCGCGACTGCAGCGATCTCTACGCTCGGGGCTGTCGGTGACATTAGGGCTGCGCTGCCTAATGCCATGACTGGTGCTGCCGCGCCAACTGAGCAGGTTCTTACCCGTGTCGCTGATGCTCTTCGTATCACGGGCCCTGACGCTAAGGCCCGCCTCGCATCAACTGCGACGGTGATTCAAAACCTGGCGAAAGCTGAGCTAGATGTGGCGGCATCAATGAAGGGTCAAGGTCAGATAACAGATGCAGAGCGTGCGCTTATCAAACGCGCAGCAGGAGGCGACATTTCTATGAGCGCTTCTGAAATCAATGCCTTGATGAATGGCTTGGAAAAAACGGCAAGGTGGCGAATCGCCACCCACGAAAGAAACATGGTGGCCCTGAAGAAGAATCCCAACTCGGCGTCGATTGCTGACTTCTACCAGTTGCCACCTATCCCTCAATCTAGCGCAGCACCACCGCCATCCATTGATGATGCAGTCAGGCGCGAGATTGAGCGCCGTGGGGGTAGAAAGTGAGCGATATCGATCTTTCCAGGCTCTCTGATAGCGACCTGCAGGCATTGAAATCGGGAGACATGACGAAAGTTTCTGATGAAGGTTTGCGGGTCCTTTCTGGTCAGACCAGGTCAACGTATTCATTCGGTGATGCGCTCTTGCAGGGCGCGTCCATGGGGTTCTCCGACGAGCTAGGCGCAATGCGCGATGTCGGCAACTACCCTGGCACAACCTATGAAGCGAACATGCAAGACCGCAAGGTCGCGCGTGAGAAGTACACCAGGGACAACCCGGCCTACTCATACGGTGGTGAGCTACTCGGTGCCCTTGGATCGTCGATGGTTCCGTTTGTGGGTGGCTACAACGTCGCAAGGCTCCCTGCGGTAGCCAGCCGGTTCAGTCCTGCGGCTGCAAAGTACCTGGGCCTTTCATCTACCGGTGCCAGCGCTGGGGCTATTACAGGAGCCGGCACTGCTGACCCTGGGGAGGCTGGTCCAGGCGCGGCCCGTGGGGCAGTCACTGGGGCGCTTCTTGGTCCAGTCTTGGGTGCTGCAACCGGGGTAGTCAGAGGCACTGGGCAAGTTGCCTCAGATGTACTTGGAACTGTTCCAGTGGTCGGCCCGGTTGTCAGGACAGTGACTAGGTCTGTGCCTGGAGTCACGGCTGACTATGCAACCAGGGCAAGAGAGAAACTGCTGCAGGCCTTTCAACGCGACAGGCTTACTCCAGAAGACGTTCAGCAGCGAGTCACGCAGGCGCGTGCTCTTGGTGATAAGCCCGAGGTGCTTGCAGACTTTGGTGGCCGTAATACCGCTGGCCTTGCTGATGTCACTACAAAGTATCCCGGTATCGCGAAAGACATGGCGAGAGATGTCCTTGATGATCGAGTTGAAGGTGCGCTAAGTCGAGTCACTGGGGACCTGACAAAGGCGTTTAAGGTCTCAGGTGATCCTAAGGTCATCGCAAAAGGCTTGGCTGAAAAACGCAAAGTTGATTCCGACCCTCTGTATGCCCAGGCCTATCAAGAGGGCGCAGTTATCTCTAACCCTGAGATCAACCAACTGATGCGGTTGCCTGCGTTCCAACGCGCCTATGGAAAGGCTAGGAACCTGGCAGCGTATGACGGCGTTCAACTACCGAAAGACCTGCGAAAAATCGATGTCTGGGACCTGAAGACATTGAACTACGTCAAGTTTGGACTTGATGATGTTCTGTTCACTGATGCTCGAAACCTGACCAGTTCAAAGATGGGGGATGCGGAGCTCAGGAAGGTTAACGATGCCCGAGTCAGGTTCCTTGAGGTTCTTGATTTTGAGGCTCCAACCTACGCAGCCGCGAGGAAAGCCTGGGCTGGCCCGACAGTTCTAAAGATTGCGCTTGAAGATGGTCAGCAGTTTGCCACTAAGCCTCTGTCTGAATTGAGGGAGCGCATCGCAGGTATGAGCGACTCTGAGCTTGAGCAGTTCAAGATCGGAATGCTAAGCGGGATGCGTCAAAACATTGACAAGGTTAAAGACGGGCGCGACTTGGTGAAGGTTGTGTTCGGTTCGCCGGAGAAGCGGCAGATTCTTCGTGAGCTAGTTGGGCCGGAATTCGCCACGCTTGAGCAACAGTTCATGCGCGAAAAGTCAATGCGCAGGACGTCGGACCTTGTTCGAGGTAACAGCATGACCGCTGAGCGTCAGGCTGGTATGGATGATCTTGGGGCAAACGTAGACACCCTTCGCGCTGTAGTGAATGAAGGCCCTGTGCGTGGCTCATTCAATTACATGCTCAGGTCTGCCACTGGTGTGGCGCAGCCGACGGCAGACAAACTCGGTCCGATGCTGTTTTCAACCGACCGTGCTGCGATGGACAACCTGCTGCGAGAGATCGCCCGACTTGATCAGCAGAAGAGGGCGTGGGCTGGCGGCAGAGCGGCCATGGGTGGTGTTGCGGGTGGCTCGCTTGTAACTGGCAACTACGGCACTGAAAACCTCCCGTCACTGCTGGGAGGTAGGCAGCAATGAAATACCGCAACGAGGTGATCGCAGCAGCAAACCGGTACGGCGTCCCGCCACTGCTGGCCCTGGCGGTGATGCGCCAGGAGTCCAAGGGCCGGCAAGACGCAGTGAGTGGAAAGGGTGCCACCGGGCTCATGCAACTGATGCCTGCTACCGCCAAAGAGTTAGGCGTCGATCCCACTGACCCACTGCAGAACATCGACGGTGGTGTGCGCTACCTGGCCAAGCAACTCAAGACGTTCGGCTCTACCGACCTGGCGCTGGCAGCGTACAACGCAGGGCCTGGCACTGTGCGCAAGTACAAAGGAGTCCCACCGTGGAACGAGACCCAGAACTACGTGAAGCGGATCATGGCCGAGGTCCAGTCGCAACAGCCGCCTACGCCTTCCAGGGGCCTGTTCGACATCCCTCGTCGCGCTGCACCAGAACCTGAGCCCAGGCAACTGGCAAGCCTGCTGGACTACCGGCCACAGCCCGCTCTGGACGTCGAGCAGGCGGTGCGCGATCTGCTGCCGCTCACATACGAACTGTGATGCAGATCAACGCCGCTGGCCTGGCGCTGATCAAGGAGTTTGAGGGGCTGCGGCTGCGCGCGTATCTGTGCCCCGCAGGCGTCCCGACCATTGGCTACGGCACCACCGTGTACCCAAATGGTCGTCGAATCCTCGTCGGTGACGAGATTACGCAACAGCAGGCCGAGGATTACCTGCGCAACGACTTGCGGGCGTTCGAGCGTGAAGTCGAGCGGATGGTGCTGGTGCCGGTCAACGAGAACCAGTTCTCGGCCCTGGTGAGCTTCGCCTACAACTGTGGCGCTCAGGCTCTCCAAAAATCTACGCTGCTTCGCTACATCAACGCGCACGAGTTCGTTGCCGCTGCAGGCGAGTTCGCAAGGTGGAACCAAGCCGCCGGCAAGGTGCTACCAGGCCTGGTCAGAAGGCGCGCTGCAGAGCGCGAGCTCTTCACCCGACCAGTCACTGCGCCTGCAGTGCCGCCACCCCCTGTAGCCATGCCTGAGCCGACCCCTGAGCCAGTGCAAGAGCCTGTCCAAGAACAACCCAAAGAGTGGAGCTTCAACATGGCCCCGATCGTCGCAGCCTTGCTGCCAGCCCTAATCAACCTACTGCCTGAGATCGGGAAGTTGTTCGGCAGTGGCCCGAAGACCCAGCAGAACCTGGTGCTTGCCGAAAAGGTCGCAGGCATCGTCACCCAGGCAGTCGGTGCGACTAACTTGCAGGGTGCGATCGAGTCTGTCCAGGCTGACCCTGCGCTGCGTCAGAGGGCCGCTGATGCATTGCAGAGCAACTGGTACGAGCTCGTCGAGATTGGTGGTGGCATCCAGGCCGCTCGAGAGTTCAACACACACGTCGCAGCGCTCCCTGCCTGGCGCATGCCTGCCATCTGGGTGAGCGGTGCGCTGCTTGCCTTGGTGTTTATGGTGGTCGGCAGTGTCCTGTGGGCCGATGGATGGACGCCTGAGATCCGGCTGCAGGTTGTCACTGCGGTGCTGACAGTGATCGGGATGGTGGGTTCGTTCTGGCTTGGCACGTCTGCAAGTTCGCAGCGCAAGACCGATTTGATGGCGGAGAAATAAGATGGCAGATCAACGTGGTGATGGGTTGTTGGACGTTTACCGAAAGAAAGTCGGAGATCCGTTCGCGTCACTGTTAGGCGGCGCAGTGCGTGGCTACCTTGGGTTGGAAAAGGCAACCTATGCCAACGACGAGGCTTACAGGACTGCTCAGGCCCTGGGCAACATGCCAGGGGTTGGTGCGCCTGCTGGTGTCTTCAAGGCCGCTATGCAGGCTCCAGAGGCGTTGGTGGCCATGGGTGGGTTGTTGGGTAAGGGCGTTGGGAAGTTGGCCAAGAATGGTGGTAAGGCTAAAACCGAAACTATTGCTCCAGTCCGGACTGCTGAAGAACAGGCCGTACTTGCCGCGTTCGGGCAAAAAGCGGTTCGTGAGTCTGCGCTTGAAAGGAAGGTGCAGCGAGCCGCAGAGGACGTCGGTACCGAGGCTCAAAAAGCGCCGCCGGTCACAGCAAAAAAGGCGAAGCGCCAAAAGGTTGAGCCGGATGTCTATAGGAAGATGGCCGCCGAGCAGGGTGATGATGCGGTCACTCGTGCAGTCAACCGGGGTGAACACTTAAAGCCAGACGGTAGCGGTGGTTACATCGGCGCTCCGCGCACCGTAGACAGCCCTCAGGCCCTTGGGGCTATGCGGCGCAGTCTTGATTCGCAGTTCAACGAGGCGACAAAAGCGGTTGCTCTTGCCGACCCAGATAGGCTTGGGACTTGGTATGACCGAGCAAAGAGCGGTATTTCGATGAGCGCCCAGCCGCATCAACTCGATGACGTTCTTGATCACCATTCTGTCTACAGCGCAGGGGTCTCTCCTGAGGGCGAAACGACCTTTTCGCTGAAGCATCTCAACAGCCGGATGCTTGGCGAGCCGGCCATGGCGTACCGCGGCGCTCCGATGAAAAACCTCGACGACGGGCGAATGTCCAGCGTCCTGGTAAATGGAGCCGAGGGTGACTACTCCGGGCCGAGGTTAGGATTCAAAATCGGAGAGTACCGGGCCAAGAACGACCCTCGCGTCCCTAACGATGGGCTTTTCGGCGTCAACGATTTCCGCGCAGCGCAAGGATTTGGATACACCACGCCAGATGGGAAGATTTGGAAAGGTGGTGTGTCTGGGACAATGCACCCTTTTATGGACGGCGAGACGGCCCTGACGGTACAGCGCGCAAATGCAGCAGCGGTCGGCGGCCGTGCCGACTGGGCTGGGCCACACCTCCAGGAAATGCCGTGGGTCTACGGTAAGGCGCAGGACTTGTATTCGCGTGGAAAGAACGCGCGGTTTAAGGGCGACGAACTCGAGGGTGTGAAGGCGGCGATCCGCGAGGCAAACAACACCGCGAGCGACTACTTTTACAAGCACGCCGCCGCGGCTACCCATGAGGCTGTTCCTGGGGCGTCTACGGGGCACGTTCCGTCGATGCTCGATGCGCCGTTTGAAGAAAAGCTCGCCTACGGAAGGCAAGGCCGCTGGGACGTTCCGTCGGCCTACTCCTTGGCTGATGCGCCAGGGGTTGGAGCAGGCAACCAGGACGCCATTTACAGCGCTATGGGTCTTCGCCAGTTGCCGTCGGTCTCATCAAGCGGCGCATACCTCAACAGCGCCGGGGTCATGGAAAACAATCCAATGACCGTGGCCAGGCCGCTGCTGGATTTTCCAACGGGGGGCGGTGGCGGGCGTGTTGCGCCGTTAACCAGAGAAGCAATGAACGCTGCGGAGCGTTACCGCGCAGTCATTGACGCACAAGAGGCGGGCGCATGGAACCTACCCGTGTCTGCAGATTCGGTGAAGGGAAAGAATGCCCTGGTAATGGATACGCGCACAACCGACGCCACTACCGGTCGACAACCAACCTTGCAGGAAATGCAGGCACTAAGCCAGGCCGTTGACGGGACCGGATACGGTGTAACGGCAACAAGCCGCGGAGTTTCGGTCTTTCCGTTTAGCCAAAAAGCAACCCCGGCTGACCTTCGGAAGTTTGAAAAAGCACGGGGGGCGCAGCTAGATGCCGCATTCCCTGGCGCTGTGCGCGAGAAGAGCCTAATGAGTTCCGGCTATGTGCCGGGAATCGGAAAGTTCGACGAAGTAGGGGATGTCATCCCAACCACGCCATATTCAGGCGAGGCGACAATGGGTCTGCTTTCTAACTTCGCCCAGTTGCCGCCGAACGTCGCGCGTAACATTTCGGAATCGGAGCAACTTCGGGACATCATCCGACAGAAGATTGCGCGCGATGGCGGCCTGCTTGGGGCTAGGGGGGACATCCAGAACACGCGCAACTTCCTCGCAGAAGCTGATTGGAACAGAGCCGTGGATATGATTAGAAAGGGTGCCGCCCCCGCGGCAGCCCTGAGCGCTCTGGGCTATTCGGCTTCGTCCTTTGCCGCTGATGAATAGCGCGCCGCACGACGCGCGAGGGCCTCGCCGACCAGCAATTCGTGTTTTCTAAGGTTGACCTCACGCTGCGATGGCGGCGTGGGGCGCTCTTCTGCTCGAACTACTCTGGCGATTAGCTCCTCAATCAGGCCCGCTATTTCTTCCAGATAGGAGCCAGATCCAGCGTCAAGCTCGCGGAGGTGCTCGATCGCACGATCGTACTTCTCCCACGGGTCAAGGTTTCGCATCTCAACTCTCCCCTAAAAAGATGCCGGCGGCATGTCCTCAGGATAGCGCTTCCGGCGGGTCTGCTTCACCGGCTTGCGTAGCCTGCCGAACGGCCAATTCGGATTGTCTTTGTACATTGGCGGCGAACTCCTTGATGGCTTGATGGTGCTCTGGGTACGCCCAGACTTCCAGGGGGCGCAGGCCCTGCTCGCGCAGCCGCGCGCGGTGGGCGGCTACGCGGCCGGCTGATGGGCGGGTGTCTTTCTTCATTCAGTAGTTTTGGCAATGGCTGCGCGAGCGATGTCCGATATGCTTTTTCTCAAACTTGTGGCCTGTTCTGCAGTCAGTTTTTCGCTTTTGCATTTCCCTGGGCCGGTTGTGTTGTATTCGGCTAACGCTGCAA